GGTGACCAACGGAGCCCGCACATGAGACTCGATGGTGTTGCTGTGACGACGATAGACTCGCGCACACACATCGGCGTTCTGCATATGCGGGCGAGGCTGTCGCACGAGTACCACGCGAGACTCCAAGAAACGTGGAAAGCATACCTGCCAGACGTCAGGTTGCTCATTCTGACAGACGGCGCCCAACTCGAGTTCATTCAGGACACCAGTCGCGCGGCCGACACGTTGGACGAACCACTGCGGTTGCCGAGCACGTCTGACAGTTACGAGCCCCATCCGGTGCTGCTATGAAGGGACTGAACTGGTCACTCGCACTGAGTGAGGCCCCAGAGAGTGTGCTCGACGTCCAAGACGTGACGGGTGAGTTCGATCACATCCGCGTGGCGAACGAAGAGGAGCACGCGCTGATCGGGCGGATGGTGCGCGCCGCCGAGGCAGCGATCGAGAAAGAGATCAGCCGCGCCCTACTCGAGCAGACGTGGCAGCTCAGGCTCAACCGCTTCCCGTACTGTTCGGCAGGGATCGACTACCCGGGGGCGATCGGGCTCCCACGCCCCACGATCGGGGAAGGCCAGAGCCTCACAGAGGTCACAGGTATCCAGTACGTGGACACCAACGGTGCTACACAGTCACTGAGTGCCAGTACATGGGACGAGAACGTGTACGCCCAGCCTGTAGGCTATGTGTACCCTGCCTATGGGTATTCATGGCCCATGACGCGTGACGTACCCAACGCGGTTACGATCACCTACACCGTAGGGCTCGAGAACGCGGATGACGTTCCTGATTCCGTGAAGGTGGCGATCTCACAGCTCACGGCGAGCCTGTACGAACACCGCGAATCCACCATCACGGGCACGATCGTCAACGACATGCCGTTCCTCGGGCGCCTCCTCACGGGGCACCGCTGCTTCTGGGAGCCGGCCTATGCGTAGTCACACACACCACCAAGTGCCTCACAACTGCCCCACAAGGGCGGACGCGCTGCGTGCTCACCCCCCCCATCAAAAACTCTGGGACGATGGGCGGATGACCGCAGAGTCTGAGGATTTTTGTGCGTACAAGTTTGTGTCAAAACGCTACACTGGGAAACGTGTATGAGGGGTCCCATGCCCAAGGACCCCAGCATCCGGCGCCGCACGAATCGCCAGGTGACGCACGCGAAGCTGCCGAGCGTGGAAGTCGCGGCGCTCAATAAGGTTCCAGAACTCTACGCGCGCGCGGCTACGGAGAATTGGCACCCGCGCGTGCTTGCGTGGTGGAACGCGATGTGGCGCTCGCCGATGGCGACCGAGTGGCTGGAATCCGACGTGGTGGGTGTGGTCTACCGCACCGCCGAGATGCAACAGGACTTCTGGACCGCCAAAGAATCGGCGGGACGCGTGGCGGTGGAGACCCGCATCGCCAAGAACGAAGAGCGTTTAGGGCTCTCTCCCATCGACCGGAGACGGTTGCAGTGGGAGATCGAGAAGGGTGACGAGGCCCACGAGCGCACCCAGAAGCGCCGCACACAGAAAGAGTTGGTCAAAGCCACGTCAGGGAAGGACCCTCGCGATCTCATCAAGGCGGTGGGGTGATCTTCGTCTACCCCCCTATCGACGAGGAACCGTGGCCGACGCTCGGTCCCGACGTGTGCGCGTGGATCGAAGAGTACCTGTGCTTCGGTCCTGGTGACCTCTTGGGACAGCCGGCCATCCTCGACGACGAGGTGCGTGGGCTCATCTACCGCATGTACGAAGTCCACCCACCGACCCTTGAGCGGCGGAAGCGCAAAATCGTCGTCAAGGACGGGAACCCCCTCGCCGGGAAGCGTCGGTTTAATCGGTGCGCGATCTCCGTGCGAAAGGGTCGCGCCAAGACGGAACTTGCGGCGTGGATTGCCGCGGCCGAACTCCACCCCGATGCCCCCGTGCGGTGCGCCGGGTTCACGGTGGTGCGCGGGCAGCCCAGGCCCATCCCGCGGGGCGTGGTGGACCCCTACATCCCGATGATCGCCTACACCGAGGACCAAGTCGAAGAGTTGGCCTACGGGGCATTGCGGCGCATCCCCGAGCAGTGCGCGATCGGGAAAGACTTCGACATCGGACTTGAGCGAATCGTGCGTCTGGGCGGTGACGGTAAAGCCGAGGCCGTGTCCTCATCCCCGAACAGCCGCGACGGCGCACGTACCACATTCCAGCACGCGGACGAAACGCACCGTTTCACGCTGGACCGGACGAAAAAGGGGTGGCGGACCATGCTCGCCAACCTCGAAAAACGACCCCTCGCGGACCCCTGGGCATTCGAGACCACCACGGCCTATGAACCCGGCGGGGCGTCGATGGCGGAACAGACCCACGAGCACGCGAAGCAGCTCGCACAGAAAGGCGCCGCGTCCCGACTGTTTTTCTTTCACCGCCAAGCGTCGGACGACCATGATCTCAAGACACCCGCCAGTGTCAGGGCGGCAGTGGTCGAAGCGTGCGGGCCAGGGATGGCGAAGTGGACGGACATCGCGCGCACCGTGGACGCATTCTTTGAACCCAACGCCGAACGCGACTACCTAGAGCGCGTGTATCTCAACAAGCCCGTCCAGCAAGCCGCGCGGGCGTTTGACCTGACGAAGTTCAAGTCGCTCACGCGCAAAGACTACGAAGTCCCCGATGGCTCAGCTCTGACAATCGGCTTCGACGGGTCGCGCTACGACGACGCCACGAGTGCCATCGCAACTGAAGTGACGACGGGATTCCAGTTTGAGATAGGCACATGGGAGCGCCCGTACATGGAGCCCGGTGACCGGCGCTCCGAGGCGAAGGTGTGGGAAGTGCCGGTCGAAGATGTGGACGCCGCCATCGCCGCGGCCTTCAACCGCTGGACGGTGGTGCGGATGTACTGCGACCCGCCCAAGTGGGAAGGCTGGATCTCGACTTGGGCCGGACGCTACGGGGACACCGTGGTCACCGAGTGGTGGACGAACCGCCACAAGCCGATGGCGTATGCCCTACGCTCCTACAGTGCGGCAATGTTCGCCGGCGAGCTGTCGCACGACGGGAACGCGACCCTGACGGCACACATCGGCCAGGCGTACCGCAAGACGATTGCGCCGCCGATTCTCGATGAGAAGGGTGAGCCGATGTGGGTTCTCCGCAAGGAGCGGCCAGACTCTCCCAAGAAAATTGACGCCGCGATGGCCGCGGTGTTGTCGTGGGAGGCTCGTAACGATGCCTTGGCCGCTGGTGAAGGCGGCCAAGGTGGCGCCCTAGAGTTCGTGAGTATGGCCGGATGAACGCCCGCGACTGGCACATTTACGGCGGACTCGCACTCGCGCTGATTGGCGGATGTGCGTTGTCGGTACCGATCACCCTGGTCATCGTGGGCGGTGTGCTCGCGTGGCTCGGGATCTACGCACCCGGACCGCGGATACCTGAGCCGCCGAAGGGCGAGGGGGTCTAAGATGGGTTGGTACGACAAGATTCAACGGGCGCGCGCCGACGTGTCCATCACGCCGGTGGACCCACTGAGCCCGTTCTGGTACAACCCCGCCGGTGCCTCGACGGGCACGTTCGCCGGGTTTCCCGTGGGCCCTGACACCGCGACACGCGTCTCGGCGGTATTCGCGTGCGTCTCGCTCAAAGCGGAAACGGTGGGCGGACTCCCGCTGCACCTGTATCGGCGCATCAACGACGACGAACGCGAGCGCGCGAAGGATCACCGACTCTACAAAACCGTCCGCCGGGAGCCCAACGCCCGTCACTCGCCGATGGAGTTCTTCTCGAGCGTCGAGACCCGCATCAACTTGCGCGGGGCGTCGTTAAACTGGATTCAGGACAACGGACGCGATGTCCACTTGATCCCGATCCCCCCGCGGGACGTGCTGAAAGTCGAACTTCTCGACACGGGGCGGTATCGGTTCGATTTCCGCGACCCCCAGACCGGCAAGACGCGGACGATTGGGCAGGATGAGGCGTTCTACGTGCCTGACCTCATGGAGGACGGGTTCAACGCATATGCCCGAGCTGCCCTCGCGCGGGAAGCGATCGCCGTCGCCGCCGCGATGGAGGGTGCCGTCGGGGGATTCTTTCGCAACAACATGGCCGGCCGCGTGATGTTCTCGAACACCACGATGGCCGACGAGAAAAAGCGCAAAGAGTTCCGCGAGATGTTGCGGGAGAACTATGCGGGCTGGAAAAACGCCTCCGAGGCGATGGTCCTGTGGGGCGGGATGACCGCCACAGAGCTCGGCAAGATCGACGAGGCGGCGTTGTTCACCGACCCCCGCAAAAATCAAGTCGCGGAGGTCGCGCGGTACTTCGGGCGCATCCCGCTGTTTATGATTGGCCTTGAAGAGAAGTCCACGACGTGGGGCACGGGCATTGAGCAGCAAACCCAAGCGTGGATCAACTACGGGATGATGCCGAGCCTCATTCGGATCGAACAGGCTGCCAATCGCGACTTGCTCCACGACGACGAGCGCGAGGAGTTCTTTTTTGAGTTCAACTTGGACGGGATTTTACGCGGCGACTCGAAGCAGCGTGCCGAAGTCAACGAGATCCGCAAGCGCAACGGTGCGTTGAGCGCCAACGAGTGGCGTGTGCAGGACAACATGCGGAAACGCACCGACCCAGGCGGTGATGAGTACCAAGATTCGACCCCTGGAGCGGCGGCAAACGCGGAATTGAAGCGCCCAGAGCCTAAGGATGACGAGGACGAAGAGATCGAAGCCCGGATCGTCCCCCAACCGCTCATGGCGGACGCGGTGAACCGGATTGCGGGTCGTGAAATCGGCGATCTCGCCGCGCGGGCGGGCCGCTCGAGCGATCCGGCGAAGTTTGAGGCGTGGGTGCTGTCCTACTACGCCGAACACCGCGAATATGTCATCAAAGTGCTCACACCAACTGCACAAGCGTTCGGATTCGACGCGTGGGTGGTCGAAGAGTGCGCGAAACGCGTGTGCCTGACCGCGGAGCAGGCTCTTTCGTCGGTGAGTGACGCGCCGAAGGCCGTGGCGCTCTTTACGGCCACCCGTCGCGAAGTGGTGTCTACGGTGTTGGACGAAACCTTCCGCGCCGGCAGTGCCGTGCGACGGGCAGCGTAGGAGGAGCTATGAGTCAGATCACCCGTCTGGTACATGCCCTGTCGCAGCCGATTGCCCTCGAGCCCGCCATGCTTTTCCGGTTTGCGGCAGTGTTTCGGCGCAAGCTGGCAGGGGAAATCTTCGATGGTGCGAAGCTGCACGCCGAGCTCGGCATCCAGCAGCCCAACGAGCGGCCCAAGCGCGAGGCCGCGAGGGTCGGCGTGGTGTCCATCGTCGGCGTGCTGTCTCAGCACCCCCAGAGTCTCGGGGCGTCCACAGCGGACATCGGTGCGAGCATCGACGCGGCTGTGGCGAACCCGAACATCGACGCGATCCTGTTGGACATCGACTCGCCTGGTGGCGAAGTGTCCGGCATCCCCGAAGTCGCCGCCAAAATCGCCGCCGCGCGCGATCAGAAGCCTGTGCTCGCGCTAGTCAACGGCATGGCGGCCAGCGCCGCCTACTGGCTGGCCTCACAGGCGACAGAAATCATGATTACGCCGTCTGGGATGGCGGGGTCGATCGGTGTCTACATGCTCCACGAGGACTGGAGCAAGAATCTCGAGCAGGAAGGCGTCAAAATCACGGCCATGAGCGCCGGGAAGTTCAAGCTCGAGGGCGCCCCGTGGGAGCCACTGTCCGACGAGGCGAAAGCGGACATCCAAGCCAAGGTGGACACGTACTACTCGGCGTTCACCCGTGCCGTGGGCGAAGGCCGGAAGGCTAGCGCCGCCGAAGTCCGTGCCGGCTATGGGCAAGGGCGTGTGCTCCTCGCCAAGGAGGCCGTCGAGGCCAACCTCGCGGATCGCATCGGGACATTCGAGGATGCCGTGGCGCGGTTGCAGGCGCGCAAGCCGTTGCGTCAGAAGTCGCGCGCGCAAGCCGCACGGGCGCTCGCACTTGACGCTGCGGAAACTGACCCTAATTTGTAGGTGTCGCTGACGGGTCCTCGCGGTGTGGCGGCAGCCCCCGCACGATCCTAAGTGCTGTAGTCACAACCGAACGAAGTCACTCGTTACGCGGCAGCGGGCGAGGACATGCGAATCAGAGCACAGACGCTCTGACGCGATGTTCTCGCCCGTGTTGTTTGCTGGCCCCGCAACATCCTCCGCATGTCCTCGCTCCGACCGCCCCTTGAGGGAGCGGAGCAATGAACCGACTCGCACAGGCCAAGCAGCGTCACGCGACCATCGTCGCGGAGATGCGAGCCCTGAACGACGCCGCGACAGACGGCACGTTCACGGCGGAGCAGGACACCCAGTACAAGGCGCTCGATACCAAGCGTATCGCCGCCGCCGCCACGCTCAAGCGCGAAGAGGACCTCGCCGCCCACGAGCGCACGGCACCCGCGGTCGAGACCCAGGCCAACAACGGCAGCGGTCGCGTGACCGACGTCAAGTTGCGGGCCGACGAGGACCCGCGGCGCGGATTCAAGAATCACCGCGAGTTCATGCTGGCGTGCATCGACAACGCCGAGGCCCAGGACCGCGAGGACATCTCCGACGAGCGGCTGCGCCCGCTCGCCCAGATGGGCGGCGACGATGGCAAGCGCGGCGAGCCCGGTGCCTACCTCCTGCCCCGTGCGTTCAATCCCCGGTTCCTCGCGACGGTGGGTTCGGACGAGCAGGGCGAGTATGACAACCGCTACGGCGGGTTCGCGGTGACGCCGACGTTCCTGCCCGGCATGTTGTCGATCGGCGGCGAAGGTGATCCGACTGCCGGCCGCACCACGAACATCCCGATGGCGTCACCGACCATCGAACTCTTGGCACGCACCGACAAGAACCACACCACGAGCGTGTCCGGTGGGTTTACGGTGGCCCGGCGAGCGGAGACCGCAGCGATCTCCGCGTCGCGTTCGGAGATGGAGAAGGTCACCCTCAAGGCCGCCAGTCTGTTCGGCCTCGCGTACTCGACCGAGGAACTCCTCACGGATTCCCCGATCTCGTTCGTGGCGTACATCGACGCCGGGTTCCGCGATCAGTTCACGCATCACATGATCGGCGAAAAGTTATTCGGCCTCGGTGCCGGCCAGTACACTGGCGCCGTGGTGAGCGACTGCAAGGTCGCCGTGACGCGCGACACCGCCTCACGGATTCTCGGGACGGACCTGATCGCGATGCGCCAGCGGTGCTGGGGCTACGGTCAGGCGATCTGGATCGCCAACCTGGATTGCGTGGGCGAGATCATGCGCGCTGGTGCGGCGTCCTACGACGCCGCGGCCGCGACGCCGCTGTCGGGCAACAACGCGATCTACACGCAGTCGATGCAGGAAGGCCAGCCCGATCGCATCCTCGGCCGGCCTGTGTTCTACACGGAGTATGCCGAGACCCTCGGCACCGTGGGGGACATCATCCTCGGCAACTGGTCGCAGTACCTCGAGGGGCTCTACCAGCCCTTGCAGTCTGCCGAGTCCATGCACGTTCGGTTCTTGAACCACGAGCGGGCGTTCAAGTTCTGGCTCCGCAATGCCGGTGCTCCGTGGTGGCGTTCGGCGCTGACCCCGAATCAGTCCTCGGCCACGCTGTCGCCGTTCGTCCACCTGACCTAACGCCTGAGCGCGTGAAGGAGAACTGACACATGGCTTCGACAAGCACGGCCCATGTTGGGCTCACGACCTCGCTGCGGCGGATGCTGGACTTCGATC